CCTGCACCTGCACCTGCACCTGTACAAACGGCTGCACCTGCAGCGGCGACTGCAGAAGCAAAAGCGGCAGAGGCACAAACAGCTAAAGCAGCAGCATTGGCAGATAAAGGCGCAACACTGGGCGCAGGTTATGGTGGTAGCACTATGATGACAGGCGCAGGCGGCGTTGAAGAAGAAGCAAACGTAGCAAAAACAGTGCTAGGTGGTGCTTCTACAGGTGGACGTAAGCGTAAAACTAATTACGGTAAAAACGCATAATGTCAGTAATTCGCACGGATGACGCTATTAAGGGCCGTGCGTATGATTGGATTGCGCCAAAAGCACATCTTTTGCGCCCAATGGAAGAATCTGATCGACATATTACGTTTGTTGACGAAGAAACTGACGAAATTTTGGGTTGTTTGCTATTCTCAGATTACGATGGGCATAACATCTTTGTACATCTTGCATTGGATGACCCAAAGATTTGTCAGCGTAAAAATATAAAGTTAATGTTTGATTATGCTTTTAACCAGTGTAAATGTAGTAGAATGACTGCTATGTGTGTAAATGGTTATGAGCGCAATGAAAAACTTTTAGCAGGCGTTGGCTTTGTTAAAGAAGGCGTTGTGCGAAAAACAATGAAAGTAAACGGGGAGTGGATTGATGCTGCTCTTTACGGAATGTTAAAGGAGGAATGCAGATGGGTATGAAATCAAGCCCACAAATGCCGCCCCCTGTAGATACTGAAGTAACAGATCGTACTGCGGAGAAAGAGGCTGCGTTAGCTGAAGAAAAAGCAAAAATGCTGTCTACCAAGAAGAAGGGTCAGTACGGCACAATATTAACTTCTGGTCTTGGTGTTGATGAAGAAGCCGAAACTAAGAAAACAATGTTAGGTGGTACGATAACATAATGGAACAGATGTCACCTTACGATTATGTCAAGAAACGCTTGGGTGCAATGGAATCCCATAGAGGCACTTGGGAAGATCATTGGCAGGAAATCCTTGATTATGTAATGCCGCGTAAGGCTGATGTCACAACTGTACGTTCGCGTGGCGAAAAGCGTACTGAAGTATTGTTTGACAGTACCGCTATTACCGCAAATACATTACTTGCCGCAAGTCTTCAAGGCACACTAACTTCACCCTCTCTACCTTGGTTCTCAATCAAACTACGCGATAAAGCAATCAATCAAGATCACAAGACGCAATTGTGGTTAGAAGATACTGCTCGCCGTATGTATGACGCATTTAATGATGCGAATTTTAATACTGAAGTACATGAGATGTACCTAGACCTAACGTCTATTGGTACAGGTTGTTTGTTTGTAGAAGAAAGCAAAGACGGATTTGCAGAAAACGGTATTCATTTTAAGACGCTGCACATCAATGAATTTTACATTCAGGAAAACGTAAACGGTTACATTGATACCGTGTACCGTAAGTACAAGCTGTCAGCACGACAAGCCGTACAGGAATTTGGCGAAGAAAATCTTGGTGAGAAAATCCTTGATGCTGCCAAAATGAAACCTGAAAAAGAATTTGTATTCATTCATGCAGTAGAACCGTCTATTGATTACAAGCGTGCTACTGGAAAAGTAGCAACTAAGCTGAAATACCATAGCTGCCATGTTTGTCAGGAAGACAAAATGGTGGTTCGTACTGGTGGATATACTGAGTTTCCGTATTTAGTACCGCGTTGGTCTAAAGCCACAGGTGAAATTTACGGACGTTCGCCAAGTTATAACGCATTGCCAGACATTAAAACCCTTAATAAAGCGGTTGAGATTGGCTTAAAAGCATGGGCTAAAGCAATTGACCCGCCATTGTTGGTTCAAGATGATGGTGTCATTGGGCGTGTTCGTACTACGCCTGCAGGCATTACTGTCATTCGTAACGATGGTGCAATTAAGCCGCTACAAATTGGTAGCAACTGGCAAATTACCGACATGAAAGAAACGCAGTTACGCACTGCGATTCGCCAAGCCTACTATTCAGACCAATTGCAGTTGCAGGAAGGCCCGCAAATGACTGCAACAGAAGTGCAGGTTCGTTATGAACTGATGCAACGACTTCTTGGCCCAACGTTGGGAAGATTCCAAAGCGAATTTCTCAACCCTCTGATAGAGCGTGTCTTTGGCATCATGTTCCGTGCAGGTGCGTTACTCCCTCCACCTGACAATATCCAAGAGGCCAAGATGGATATTGAATATGTAGGGCCATTGGCACGTTCGCAGAGGATGGAAGAAGCGCAGGCAATTGATCGTTTATATCAACTTGCTGCTAACGTAGCGCAGATTGACCCATCTATCATGGACAACATTAACCATGATGAAGCAATCCGTATGCGTGCAGAATTACTTGGTGTACCTAAGTCAATCCTAGTATCTAGGGATGATGTAGCGGATAAACGTGAAGCGCAGCAACAAGCTGCAATGCAACAACAAATGCTTATGGCACAGCAACAGCAGGCACAGACAGGCAAGATGCAAGCTGAAGCCGCCAAAGCTGTAGCTGACCCAGATGTTCAAAGCGTAATGCAAGAAGCATCGGATGAAGCAGAAAGACAGATGATGTAATGCCAGACAAAGACGATTTTGAAGTAATGCACAAAGAACACGCTGAGTTAGTAGAAAACTACAAGCAGTGTTTTACCTCGCCCGCAGGTGAGAAAGTGCTAGAAGACTTGGAGGCTGCTTATGGGAATAGGATTAGTTTTTCCTCAGACCCATACGCTACCGCTTACAAGGAAGGTCAGCGTAGTTTATTTCTACGCATTTTAGCAATGATAAAAGAAAGGAAAGAGTAAATATGTCAGAAACAGCAGAGGCCGTTACCACCGAACAGGTAACTCAAGAAACCATTCTTGGGTCTGAAGGGGTGAGCGATAACCTTGATTGGAAATCTTCACTACCTGACGAACTCAAAAATGACCCGACTTTAGCTAACTTCAATGATGTTGAAAGTCTTGCAAAGACCGTAGTACATCAGCAAAAACAAATGGGAAGCCGTATTCCGATTCCAAAAGATGAAGAAGGTTTCAAAGAACTTTATGGAAAACTAGGTAGGCCAGATGATGCTACAGGGTATGAAACAAAAATACCTGAAGGCATGGAATCCTATTTTGGCGATAATGAACTTAATCAATTTAAGCAAGTTGCACATGATATTGGACTTAATCAAAAACAAGTAGATGCTTTGATTAACTACCAAGCAGGTGCAATTCAAGGCCAGTTGGAAAACGAACCTGCTGTACTTGCTGCCCAGAAAGAAGAAACAGAAGACTATCTGAAGCAAGAATGGGGTCTTGATTATGCTAAGAATATCAAAGCCGCACAACGTGCATTGCAGGTGTACGGTGATGATGAAATGATGGAACTGATGAATACTGCTGCAGGCAATCATCCTGCGGTAATCAAGTTATTCGCACGATTAGGTGCTGAAGTAACTGAAGATATGACTCAGAATACGCAGAACAACACTCTGGCGGCTAATAAACTGGACGCACAGGATGAAATTTCTGCAACGTTTTCAAATAATAACCATCCGTACTTTAATGCCTCGCACCCAGACCATAGGGCTGCCGTAGAACGTATGCGACAACTCATGGAAAAAGTGCATGGTAATTAAGAACTTATATGGTATATTTGAATTACAACATTAAGGCCCGTTAATCGGACAACCTTGGTTGTGGGTGTGATACCTTAAAATCCGTATGACAGTGCGTTAACTGTAAGGTTTCCCTGCAAAGGACAAAAACCGTTGAATGACTAACTTAAACAAAGGAGAACTACTATGTCAGTAGAAATCACTACCGCTTTTGTCGAACAGTACAAAAGCAATGTGTTCCACTTGGCACAGCAGAAAGGTTCACGTTTAAGGGATGCGGTTCGTAGCGAAACTGTTACAGGTAAAGCGCATTTCTTTGAGCGTATCGGTTCTGTTGCTGCTGCAAAGCGTACTTCACGCCACGCAGACACTCCAAGAATGGACACTCCACACTCAAGACGTAAAGTCACTATGGACGATTACGATTGGGCAGACTTGATTGATAACGAAGATAAGGTTCGTATGCTTATCTCACCTCAATCAGAATATGCAATGGCAGGTGCTTGGGCAATGGGCCGTGCTATGGATGATGCAATTATTGCTGCTGCAACTGGCAACGCTTATGGCGGTGTTAGCGGCGGTACTACTATTGCACTTCCTGCAGGTCAAAAGATTGCACACGGCTCTGCGGGCCTAACTCTGGAAAAACTGATTGAAGCCAAGGAAATCCTTGACGGTAATGATGTTGACCCAGACGAAGCACGTTATTGCGTTGTAACTTCAAAGCAATTGTCGAACTTGCTGAACATCCAGAAGGTAACTTCTGCAGACTACGCAAGTGTAAAGGCTTTGGTTCAAGGTCAGATTGACACTTTCCTCGGATTTAACTTTATCCGTACTGAGCGTCTAGGTCTTGATGCAAACTCTGATCGTCAAGTTTTGGCGTTTACGCAGTCTGGTATCGGCCTTGCTGTAGGTTCAGATGTTTCAACTCGAATCTCTGAGCGTGCAGACAAGAACTATGCAACCCAAGTGTTCCTTTCAATGACTATCGGTGCTACTCGTATCGAAGACGAAAAAGTCGTTGAAATCGCTTGTAACGAATAAGGAGGGTTAACAAATGGCTACTGTATATTCAGCACAGAAGACCAGTTGGAGTCAAAATAACCCAACTGATCGTGTAAAAACTAACGAAATGGCAGGCCGTGTGCGTGTTGCTTACGCTACTTATGAAGCGTCTTCACTCGCATCTGGTGATGTTATTGAAATGTTTAACTTGCCGAACGGTGCGCGTATTATTGGCGGCTCATTAGCACATGATGCTTTGGGTGCTTCTACTACGCTCTCAGTAGGCTACGCAGCTTACACTGATGCAAGCGGCACAGCAGTTTCCGCTGACGCAACAGCATATAAGGCAGCAGCAGCTTCTACTTCCGCAGCGAAGAATGATGTTGTGGCTACCATTGCTTTGGGTTGGGGTTCTGAGGTGGACGCTAATCAGGATGGACTGCCAGTGACAGTTACTATGGGCGGTGCAGCAGGCACAGGTACTATCGTACTCGAAATGCTGTATGTTACTGACTAAGTAACTAATTAGGTTAGGGGGGCGTAAAAACCCCCCTGATCTTTATTAAGGAGCAGCAATGGCGACAGAAGTATCTATTTGTAGTAACGCTCTACGGCGTTTGGGTGACAGCCCAATTACCAGTTTGACTGACGATACTGAACGTGCGCGTCTTTGTAATGCTTTCTACCCCGATGCACGCGATCATGTGTTGCGCGCTCATCCTTGGAATTTTGCAATAACTAGGGCTTCATTAGCCAAGTTATCTGATACTCCCGCGTATGGCTTTAGCTATATGTTTGCTTTGCCAACAGACCCTTATTGTTTGCGTGTGTTGGAAATGGAGTACGCCGATTACATTTTTAAGATCGAAAATGATGCAACTAATGGCAGGGTCTTGCTGACTGATGAAGGCACAGCAAAGATTTTGTACATAGCGCGTATAACAGACCCAACGCTATTTGATGCAATGTTTGTAGAAACGCTGACATCAAAATTGGCTGTAGATTTATCTTATGCGATTACTGGCAGTCAGCAAGTACAAGCGCAAATGGAAAAAATGTACCAAGCCAAGCTATCTGAAGCCCGTAGTGTTGATGGTCAAGAAGGTTTTATTGACGACTTTGTATCAACAACATTTACGGATTTTAGAAAATAATGGCCCGTGTTCATCCGTTTCAGTCAAATTTTACAGCAGGCGAACTAACCCCAAGGTTAGCAGGCCAGATTGACTTTAAGAAATACGCAAACGGACTTCAAACACTAGAGAACATGACTGTATTCCCGCAAGGGGGTGCATCACGCCGATTTGGTACACGACATGTTGGCCCAGTAAAAGACCACACATCTACTGTACGTTTAATCCCATTTGAATTTAACGTAGAACAAAGCTACATCCTTGAGTTTGGCGATCAATATATTCGCTTCTACAAAGACAACGGAATTATCACTGAAAACGATAAGACCATTACAGGGATTACGCAGGCTAATCCTGCAGTAGTAACATCAGCAAGTCACGGCTACAGCAATGGTGATGAAGTCATTATTACTGAAGTTGTTGGCATGACTGAAATCAATGGCAAGCGTTACAAAGTAGCATCAGCTACAACTAACACATTTGCTCTGCAAGACCTTGATGGTAATAACATTGATAGCACGGCATATACAGCGTATTCATCTGCGGGTGTAGCTAATCGAATTTACGAATTAGCAACTAACATTACTGAAAGCATGCTGTATGAGATTCAGTACACGCAATCAGCGGACATCATGTACATCGTGCATGAAACAATGCCGCCACAGAAATTGACCCGTACTGGTCATACTTCATGGACAATTGGTGATGAAACATTTGAAGGCGGCCCTTTTTTAGACGATAACACTTCAAGTTATACATTTACTTCATCTGCTACAGGCGTAGGCACAGGGCGCACTTTAACGGCTTCTGGTGCATTTCCTGATGTTGGAACTTTAACAGGCTTCCATACGGACGACATTGGACGTTTGGTAAAGATGAAAGACGGGTGGGGCGTAATCACAGGATATACGTCAAATACGCAAGTCACATGGGAAATTAAAAAAGATATTGGCTCTGCTGCCGCTACAACAGAATGGGCATTAGGGGCTTGGTCAGAACATACGGGTTATCCGCGTACTGTATCATTTTACGAACAACGCTTAGTATTCGCAGGCTCAACTTACTTCCCGCAAACCATTTGGGCATCGCAATCAGGCTTATACACGGACTTTGATGCAGGCGCGGGTGACGCTGCAGATGCGTTTATTTACACCATTGCAGCGAACAAGGTAAACGTTATTCGTTGGTTAGCCCCTGCGCGTGACCTTGTTGTGGGTACAGCGGGCGGTGAATTTAAAGTAGGCAGACCAACGGGTGAACCGTTGAAACCTGATAATGTCACCATTACTCAGCAAACAACTTACGGCGGTTGGACTACAGAACCTATTCAGATTGGTAACGTAGTCTTATTCGTACAAAAAGAACGTAAGAAGATTCGTGAGTTTTCATATCAATTTGAAGATGACGCATACGCTGCGCCAGATATGTGCCTATTAGCGGAACATATTACGGGTACAGGGATTACAGACGTAACCTACGCGCAAGAACCTGAAAGTATTTATTGGGCAGTGCGTGATGATGGCGTATTGCTTGGCATGACCTACAAGCGTGAAGAAGACGTTGTAGCAT